AGCTTCGCTGCATGTGTGCAGAGCTGGGGCCACGCAAAAGATGCATAAAACATGCATAAGGAGGCCGCCGCCGTGGGAAACACTGCAGGCGCCATGCCGAAACCTGACGGCCAGAAAGTCACCCGCCACGCGCCCGCCTTCGACTGGACCCTGCTGCCCGCAGCCGGTCGGGTCGGCCCGCCGCCGAAGCTGCCCGCCGGGCTGCGCAAGTGGCGCAAGTCAACCCGCGACGCCTGGGCTGATCTCTGGACCTCGCCGCAGGCGACGGCGTGGGATCAATCCGGCCGCACGCTCCACACTTGGGCCGCACTGCACCACGACCTCGTCGAGGGCGAGCGTGCAACCGCCAGCATCTCCGCCGAGATGCGCCAGCACGAGGATCGGCACGGCCTGAACCCTGCCGCCCTTCTCCGCCTGCGCTGGCGCATCGTCGACACTCCAGACGAGGGAACCATGACCACAACGCGCAGCAGCTCCACCGCTCAGAAACGTGGCCGCCTCGTTGCCCTGAAGTGACCGGCTGGCGAGGGCCTACCTACGACGGCGAGTACCCGACCCTCTTCGGGTTCATCGCCGACGAGCTGGAGCGCCTGCTCGTCGTGCCAGGTGGCCCGATGGCAGGGCAACCGCTGAAGCTCGCCGAGTGGCAGTGGCAGCTAGGTGCTCAGCTCTACCGGATTGACCCCGAGACTGGCCGCATGCCGGTGCGCCGCGCTGCGGCATCCATGCCGAAGGGCGTCGGAAAGTCGCCGTTCCTCGGAGCGCTCGCCTTCGCCGAACTCTGCCTGCCGGTCGTCTTCGACGGCTGGGATGCTAACGGCGAGCCGGTCGGGCGCCCTCGGCCGTCGCCGTGGATTCAGATCGCCGCAGTGTCTGAGGATCAGACAGACAACTGCTATGCGCAGCTTTACGACATGCTGCGAGATTCTCCGGCGCTTGACGAGTTCGGCGTGGATCTCGGCCGTACCCGTATCTTTCTCAAGGGCCAGAGCGGCCGCATCGAACCCGTGACGGCGTCGAGCGGTAGCCGTGAAGGTCAGCCGGTCACCTTCGCCGTGCTGGAAGAGACCCAATACTGGCGGCCCGGAAATGGCGGGATCGACCTCGTCGCCACGATCCGGCGCAACCTCGCCAAGACTGACGGCCGCTCAGTCGAGATCACGAACGCCTATCGGCGCGGCGACGACTCGGTCGCCGAGGCCACGGCGAAGGCCGCAGAGAAGAAGGCCGCAGGCCTGCTCTACTCCGAGACCCGCGGCCCCTGGGTCGACGATCTCACCGACCGCCCGGTGCTCATGGACGCCCTGCGCGTCGCCTACGCCTACTGCCCCTGGGTCGACCTTGAGCGGATAGCGGACGAGTGCACCGACCCGGCGACCACTGACCAGGACGCCCGGCGCTATTACCTCGGCTGGCCGAGCGAGGCGCCCGAGGATTCATGGATTACGCCCGGCCAGTGGGAGACGTGCCGCGTACCTGGCGCGCGGTTGTATGACGAACTCCCGACCTACGTCGGGATCGACGTCGCACTGAAGCACGACACCACCGCAGTGGTCGCCGTGCAGCGCCAGGGCGAGCGGCTCGTCTGCTCGGCCCGCATCTGGACACCGACGCCCGAGCAGGTGCTCGATCTCGCCGCCGTCGAGGAGCACATGCGAGCGCTGGCCGTCGCCTACCCGCTCGCAGAGGTCATCTACGACCCGCGCTTCTTCGAACGCTCGGCGCAGCTCCTCACCGAGGAGGGCCTGCCGATGGTCGAGATGCCGCAGAATAATCTCCGCATGGTGCCCGCCTGCGGCACCGCCTACCGGCTGATCGCCTCGGCGCAGGTCGCCCATGACGCCGACTCAACTTTCACCGATCAGATACTCGCCGCCGCTCAGGTCTCCACCGACAACGGCTGGCGACTCAGCAAGGGCCGCAGCCGCCGCAAGATCGACGCCTGCATCGCCTTAGTGCTGGCCCTTGACCGAGCAACTACCCGACCCGCCCCGACTCGTGACGTGACGTCATCGGTCTGGTGAGAGGAGCCACCGACATGGTGCAGCGCCGTTTCATCATCTCCACGCTGCTGCAGCTCGTCGGCCTCGGCGCCGCCTCGGTCGGTATCGGTCTCATCTTCCTGCCTGCCGGTCTCATCGCCGCCGGTGCTGCCCTCGTGCTCGTCGGCTACGCCTCGGGCGTGGACCCGAGCGTCAAGGCTGACGCATGAGCCTGCTCGGTCGCCTCGGTCCCGAGCGCCGCACCGCCTCGCTCGACGCGCTGCTCGGCGTCTTCGGCCAGCGCTACGGCAACCCGACCTACGCCGGGCAGACAGTCACCCCCGACTCAGCCATGCGGCACGCGACCGTCTGGGCCGCCGTGAACCTGATCGCCGACATGGTGAGCACCTTCCCCTGGGAAGCGTGGCGCGAGACCGACGGCGCAATGCAGGCCGCCCGCCCGCCGCAGATCCTCACCGCCCCGTCGGTCGTCGTCGGCCCAGTCGACTGGCGTCGGCAGGTGCTCGTCTCCTGGCTCCTGCGCGGTAACGCCTACGGCCTCGTGACCGAGCGCGACAACACCGGGCGCGCTACCCGTATCGAACCGATCCACCCCGACCTCGTGCAGGTCATGCGCATGACGCCGCTCGGCCCGTTCCGATTCATGCTCATGGGTCGCGAGATGGACCTCTACCCGCTCGGCGATCTCTGGCATGCGCCCGCCTACACAGTGCCCGGCTCACCGGTCGGCCTCTCGGCGATTGAGTTCGGCCGCCAGTCGATCGGCCTCGGCCTCGCCGCTGAGGAGTTCGGCGCCCGATTCTTTGGCGACGGCGCGCACCCGACGTCGATCATCTCGACCGACTCCGAGGTAACTAAGGAGCAGGCCGAGGTCATCAAGGAACGCATCCGCGAGGCGCTGCAGAATCGCCGCGACCCCGCCGTGCTCGGCCTCGGGCTGAAGTGGCAGCAGGTGCAGATCAACCCCGAAGAGTCGCAGTTTCTGGAGACGATCAAGGCGAACTCGCTCACTATTGCGAAGTTCTTCGGCCTCGCCTCAGCCGCCGAGCTGATCGGCGCCGAGTCCACCGCCTCGATGACATACGCGAACGTTTCGCAGAAGTCGCTCAACCTGCTGACCTACGGCCTGCGCCCCTGGCTGCGCCGCCTAGAGGACATCTACGACGAGATGACCGTGCGCCCGCTGAAGATCCGGGCGAAGGTCGACGACATGCTGCGAGTGGACCCGAAGACTCGTGCCGACATTCAGAGCGAACAGATACGCGCCGGGCTGCGAACGCAGAACGAACTCAGGCGCGAAGACAACCGCCCGCCAGTCGACGGCGGCGACCGGCTGCTCTGGCCGCCATACGGCACGACCGCACTCGGCGAGGACATACAGGCGGCCAACGCCGCCGGAGGAGATCCGAATGCGTAACGGACTCACACTGCCCGAGGTAGTTCTCGACCGTCTCAGCGTCGAGCAGCGCCAAGCGATCCTCGCCGACGCACCCGGACCCGGCAAGCGCGGCATGGTCGCCGTCGAGCGCCGCACCCGCCCGATGGAACTCCGAGCCGAGGCGGGCAACGATCCGCACCTCGTCGGCTACGCGATGACCTGGGGCGTCCCCTACGAGGTCGCAGGCGGCCCCGACGCTGGCGGCTTTACTGAGATCATCGAACGCGGCGCCGCCGATAAGTCGCTCGCCGAGCGCAGTGACGTGCGCTTTCTCGCAGACCACGAGGGCCTCGTGCTCGCCCGCACGGCGTCCGGCACTCTCCGGCTCAGCACCGACGACGTCGGCCTGCTCTCCGATGCTTCGCTAGATCCTTCCTCGCCGTATGCGCAGAGCGTCATCAGCGCCGTGCGACGCGGCGACATGTCGCAGATGTCGCACAGCATGCGCGTGATGCGCCAGACATGGAGCGACGACTACACCGAGCGCCGCATCCAAGAGGTCGCAATGTTCGATACGAGCGTCGTAGGTTTCCCCGCTAACCCGGTCACCGCGATAGCGCTCGATCAGCGGGCGCTGGACCCGATCGCCGAGGCCGCCGAGGATTCACTCGTCGACCAGATCCGCGTGCTGCTCGCTCAGCTCATCGCAGGCGAGGCGGCCGAGATGGCCGACGGCAACCCTGCCACGATGTCACTCTCCGAGCTGATCGCCATCGCTCGCCACCTTGACTACTGGCAAGAGTGCGACGAGTACGAGGACGCCAGCGGCATGGCCGAGGGCGACGACGAGGACGAGCTGCCGGTCGGCCGCTCCATGAGTCTCGCAACCGCTCGCGCTCAGGCTGAACGCCTGGCGCTCGGTCGCAAGTAACCCGCAACACCTCCACGCCGGACGCCACGCCGCAGCTCGCGCCGCTCGCACAGACGAGCACCCGAGCCGCACCTGCCGACCACCTGGGGCGCAGTGCCAACCCATCCCCAACTCCCTAAGGAGACCCCCATGTCGATTATCGACACGCTGCGCGCGCAACTCGCCGCAGCATATGAGGCTCGCGCTGCTAAGGCCGCCGAGCTTGACGCAGTGCTCGCCGCACCCGAGGCCGAGGCCCGCGACCTGAACGCCGACGAGTCCGTCGAGTTCGCCGAGAAGCGCGACGCCGTCAAGGCTGCCGACTCCAGCATCGAGACCCTTGAGGCTCGCGTCGCTGAACTCGTCGCCCTTGAGACCGCTCGTGCCAACCACGAAACCCGCGCACGCGAACTCGCCCCGAACGCCACCACCGTGCGCGTCGGACGCGAAGAGCTGACCTACCGCGCAGACGCCGGTCACTCGTTCCTGCGTGACGCTTACTCCGCTGAGGTTCGCGGCGACTTCGCCGCCCGTCAGCGCATCGAGCGCCACATGGTCGAGATGGCGACCGAGCATCGCGCCAGCGACACCGGCGCCTTCTCCGGCCTCGTGGTCCCGCAGTACCTCACTGACCAGGTGGCACCGTTCGCCCGCGCCGGTCGTCCGTTCGCCGACGCCGTTCGGAACCTGCCACTGCCCGCCGAAGGCCTCTCGGTCAACATCTCCCGAGTGACCACTGGCAGCACCGCCGCAGCTCAGGCCACTGAGAACTCGTCAGTCAGCAGCACCGACATGGACGACACACTGCTCACCGTTCCGGTGCGCACCATCTCCGGCCAGCAGGACGTCAGCCGCCAGGCGATCGAGCGCGGTACCGGCATCGACACCGTCGTCGTGCAGGATCTCCTCAACGCCTACGCGACGCAGCTCGACTCGCAGATCATCTCCGGCGCCGGAACCTCCGGCACCCACACCGGCGTGCTCAGCGTCTCCGGCATCAACTCAGTGACCTACACCGACGCATCGCCGACGGCTGCTGAGCTTTATCCGAAGATCGCCGACGCCGTTCAGCGAGTGAACTCCAACCGCTACATGCCTGCCGATCTCATCGTCATGCACCCGCGGCGCTGGGCATTCCTGCTCGCCTCGGTCGACGGCCAGAGCCGCCCGCTGGTGGTTCCGAACGCCAATGGCCCAATGAACGCCTACGGCACCGGCGGCAACGCTGGCGCAGGCATCGTCGGTTCACTGCTCGGAATCCCGGTGCTGGTCGACGCCAACGTGCCGACCAACCTCGGCGCAGGCACAAACGAGGATCGCATCATCGTTTGCTATGCGCCCGACCTGTGCCTCTGGGAGCAGACCGGCTCACCGATGCAGCTCCGTTTCGAGCAGACGCTCGGCGGGCAGCTCACCATCAAGATGGTCGCCTTCGGCTACTCCGCCTTCACCGGCGGCAAGTACCCCGCGGGCATCAGTGTCATCTCCGGCACTGGCCTCGTGACGCCGACCTTCTGATAGCTCACCGCTGACCTAGTCAGCGCCACGGAGTAGAGAGCGCGGCGCAGCCCGTCGCCCACCGGCTAGACGCCTTCCCCCTCGTCGGGCGTCGCCTTCGACGGAAGCGCGCCGCGCTCTCTCCACCACCTACACGAAAGGAGTCCGACATGGACTTCGACAAGCTCTCAGCAGAACAGTGCGACGCGCTCAACGGCGCCGAGCGTGAGGCGTGGTATGCCTGGCGCAACGGCGACAAGGCACGCGCTACTGCAATCCTCAACGCCTACGGCATCGAGTCAGCCGCAGCGCCACGCCCGGCGCGCCGCTCGGTCGCCAAGACTGACGCCGCCGAGTCGTGACCGACTACGTCGTCGCCGCAACGCTCAAGGCCTACATGGGCGTAACCGTCACGGCGAACGACCCGCAGATCGCCGCGGCGATCGCGTCGGCCAGTCGCGAGATCGACGGCCACTGCCGCCGTCGGTTCTACGCGGACTCGGCCACGAGCGCCCGCGTCTA